GGCCAGTGAGTACCTCGACGGCACGGGGCAGCACCCGTTCAAGCGCGTCGGCGAGCAGCACGACGTGGACGGCTTCACCTTCACCGTGACCCAGAGCATGGCCGACCACGTAGACGACTACTGCCGCCTCGTCATTGACTACGGCGAGCGCGGCCTGCTGCTGGTCGAGCAGCGCGTGCCGATCGGCCACCTCACCGGCGAGAAGGATGCCACCGGCACTAGCGACGCCATTGTCGTGGACACGGCCAACCGCGTGCTGTTCGTGATCGACCTGAAGTATGGCATGGGCGTCCGCGTCGATGCCGGCGACAATCCGCAGCTCATGCTGTACGCTCTGGGCGCACTGGAGCAGTGCGACCAGCTCGGCGAGTTCGAGCAGGTTTGCATGGTGATCCACCAGCCACGGCTCAACCACGTCTCCGAACACTGGCTCGAAGTGGCCGAACTGCGGGAGTTTGCCGAGGACGTGCGCCTCGCGGCAATCGAGATCGGCGACCACGAGGTGCCTCGCCTTGAGCCGGGCGAGAAGCAGTGCCGCTTCTGCAAGGCCAAGGCCGTGTGCCCAGCCCTGCGCGCCGAGGTGACGGAGGTCGTCAGCGGCAGCGCAACGCTCGATGAGTTCCTGACGCCGGACACGACGACGGGCGACAACTACCTGTCCGTGGCCATGTCCAAGGTCGAGCTGGTCGAGCACTGGTGCAAGGCCGTCCGCGCCGAGGTCGAGCGTCGCCTGCTGGCCGGTCAGTCGGTTGACGGCTACAAGCTGGTCGAGGGCAAGCGCGGCAACCGCAAGTGGAACAGCGAGACCGAGGTCGAGGCCCTGTTCAAGAGCTTCCGCCTGCGGCAGGATGAGATGTACGACTACAGCCTGATCTCGCCGACCAAGGCGGAGAAGCTGCTCAAAGATACCCCGAAGCGCTGGGAGAAGGCCGAGGCCCTGATCTCCCGCGCCGAGGGCAAGCCATCTGTGGCACCCGCCACGGATAAGCGGCCAGCACTGGCCGTTCCATCAGTCGCGGACGACTTCCGCGACCTAACTGCAAACTGAAAGTGAACAAAATGGCTACACGTATCATGCTCAAGGGCGTTACCCTGTCGTTCCCGGCGATTGCCGAGCCGCAGGCATTTGGCGAAGGCGAACCGGCCTACGGCGCGAAGTTCGCCATCAAGCCGGGCAGCGAACAGCACAAGGCGCTTGAGGCCGCCATCGCCGCCGAGGCCGACGAGGCGTGGAAGGACAAGGCGGAGAGCGTCCTGAAGATGCTGGAAGAGGACGGCAAGGTCGCCTTCGTCAAGAAGGTGTACCGCAGCAAGAAGACCGGCGAGGCCTATCAGGGCTTTGAGGGCATGCACTACCTGTCCACCCGCAACGCCAAAACCCAGCCAAGCGTCTATGATCAGTACGGCAAAGAGGTGATGGGTAAGGGCCTGATTGAGCGGCAGGCTCACAGCGGTGCCGTCGTCAACGCCTCGGTTGAGGTGTGGGCTCAGGACAACAAGTGGGGCCGGCGCATTAACTGCTCGCTGCGCGGCGTCATGCTGACTGGCGAGGGTGAGAACCTTGGCGGCGGTTCGTCCCCGGCATCGGCCGACGAGTTTGCGTCGCTGGCCAAGCCTATTCCCGACGCGGCCGACTTTCTGTGAGCGGGGAGGGCCACAACAGCGCAGGCGAACAACTGCGCCTCTTAGTCGAGCGCATCGAGACGCTCGAAGAGGAGAAGAAGGGCGTCGCGGGTGACATCAAGGACATCTACACCGAGGCCAAGGCCCGTGGGTATGATGGCAAGATACTCCGCGAGATCGTCCGCATCCGCAAGATGGCCAAGGACGACAGGGACGAGCACTTCGCCGTGCTCAGCACCTACGCCAAGGCTATTGGCATGGACCTCCTGTAGGTCTATATAACGGGCGTGCCCACTCTGCTGACCCCCAATGGGGTGGGCACGCCTCTGTTCTGGTGAGCCGCGCGTGGGTGCGGGTCTCCTCGCGTTGCTGATACACGAAGCGCGCGGCTCTCCCGAACAGAGGAGTATCAGCACATGATCAAAGCAATCGAAACCCGCTACAAAGGCTATCGCTTCCGCAGTCGCCTTGAGGCACGCTGGGCGATCTTCTTTGATCATCTCGGCCTGCGCTGGCAGTTTGAGCCCGAGGGGTTTGACCTGACCGAGCGTGGCCTCGGCTATTATCTGCCGGACTTTTTCCTGCCTGATCTCAATTACTGGATCGAGGTGAAGCCCGATAATTTTGACGATGAGGTCGCCTACAAGAAACTGGCTTACGTTGCTCAAGCAACCAAATCGCAGGGGTTGGTCGTCGCTGGCGAGCCCTACATCAACGTAGAGTTGGGCTCTTTTGAACATTACGGCAACGCTGGCGACAGGTGGTGGACTGTAGCCGTAGACGACTACGAGTGCGCCGGCATGTCGGATGGTCCGTACCTGTTTTGCGTCTGCCCGCTGTGCGACAAGATCGGTATTCAGTTCGATGGGCGCGGCGAGCGCATTTGCAGCGACGAGGGCTGCGGCACCAAGCGCACGCGCGAGCACGCGTTTGCCTTGGGTTTCTGGCGCAGCCTGTATCACGGCGACAAGGCTTACAGCGGCGACCACCCCCTGATCGTGGCTGCTGCCGAAGCGGCGCGCAGCGCGCGGTTTGAGCACAGCGAGACTGGTGCGGCGTGACCACCCTCTACCTTGACTTAGAGACTTTCTGCGAGACCAAGATCACGCACGGCGCGTACCGCTATGCGGAGGACGCCGAGGTGATGCTGGTGGCGTGGGCGTGGGACGCCGAGCCCGTGAGCGTCTGGGATACGCAGGACATGCCGCACTGGCGTGATGCGCTGCAGATGATGATCGACACCGCCGAACGCATCGTGATCCACAACAGCAACTTCGACCGCACCGTGCTGCGCGAGCAGCGCGTCCACATCCCCGTGGAGAAGATCGCCGACACCATGGTGCTGGCCCTGCAGCACAGCCTGCCCGGCTCGCTGGGCCAGCTCTGCGACGTGCTGAACGTGCCGCAGGACAAAGCTAAAGACAAGGCGGGGAAGAAGCTGATACACCTGTTTACGAAGCCAAGGGCCAGCAACGTGAAGGTACGGAGAGCCACCCGTGACACACACCCCGCCGAGTGGGATGCCTTCGTCGAATACGCCCGGCTGGATGTGGACGCAATGCGAGACGTACTTGGACGACTGCCGCCTTGGAACAATTGTGATCATGAGCGGCACCTGTGGCGGTGTGACCAAGGAATTAACGACCGTGGCGTTGCCGTGGATACTGTTTTCGCCCGAGCTGCTCTTCGAGCTTTCGACCGAGCTGGACGATCTCTGGCCACTCGTGCCTCCGCTCTGACGGGCGGCAGCGTCACGTCCGCCACACAGCGCCAGCGCCTGCTCGACCACCTCAAGGACGCTCACGGCTTCGAGACCGAGGACCTGACGCGCGCCACGCTCGGCAACCTGCTCGGCGGTGACCTCAATCCGCAGGTGCGCGAGCTGCTGGAGATACGGCAGCAGGCCGCCGCCACGAGCCCAGCCAAGTACAGCGTGCTGCTCAACGCCACGAACCGAGACGGCCGCCTGCGCGGCCTGATCCAGTTCTGCGGCGCGGCGCGCACTGGCCGCGATGCCGGCCGTCTGTTCCAGCCGCAGAACCTGCCGCGCTCGCCTGACTGGTTCGACGATGACGTGCAGGCGATCACGGTCGCGGCCATGAAGGCGGACTGCGAGCACCTGATCTGGGACAACATCAGCGAGCGCTGCGCCTTCGCCGTGCGCGGTGCGCTGGTAGCCCCTGAGGGCAAGAAGCTCGTCATCGCCGATCTGTCGAACATTGAGGGCCGCGTGCTGGCGTGGCTGGCCGGCGAGGACTGGAAGGTCGCGGCCTTCAAGGCCTACGACCGGGGCGAGGGGCACGACCTGTACAAGGTCACCGCCGGCCGCATCCTCGGCAAGGACCCCGGCGACATCACCAAGGCCGAGCGCCAGCTTCAGGGCAAGGTGCCCGAGTTGGCCGGAGGCTATCAGGGAGGCGTGGGCGCATACCGGGTGATGGGCGGGAAGGTGTTCGACGCCATGACCGATGAGGCCATCCAAGAGATCGTGACGGCGTGGCGCAAGGCGCACCCGCGCACGCGCAACCTGTGGTACGATATGGAGGCGGCCGCGCGGTCAGCCATCAACAATCTGGGCGAGAGCTTTGGCGACCTGATCACGTGCGACGTGAAGCCGGACGGGCAGGGCATCGCGTGGCTGCGGATGCGGCTGCCGAGCGGTCGGTACCTGTGCTACCCGCGCCCGGAGGTGTCGGACAGCGGCAGCCTGTCCTACGAGGGCATGAACCAATTCACGCGCAAGTGGGAGCGCCTCGACACCTACGGCGGCAAGCTGGTCGAGAATGCCGTGCAGGCCATCGCCCGCGACGTGTTCATGTCCGGCATGCTGCGCGCCGAGGAGGCCGGCTACAGCGTCTGCATCCGCGTACACGACGAGCTGGTCTGCGAGACGCCGGACGAGCCGGCGTACAGCAGCGAGGGGCTGGCCGCGCTCATGTCCACCAATCCGGGCTGGTCGGTGGGGCTGCCGCTTGCCGCCGCCGGCTTCGAGGCGTACCGTTACCGCAAGGACTGACATGAACACCGCCAGCGCATCCCTACCCCACCACCAGTATGTCTGGGTCGATCAATCGTTCATCCGCGAGGGCGGCACCGGGTACGAAGAGGCGGTTTGGTTCGGCCTGCACAGTCACCCCACTAGGGCGTGGGGCTGTACTGTGATGCTTGAGTGCGGTGCCGTGTATAGAAATCTGCCCCCACACGCCCTCGCGTTCAGCGCCGAGCCTGACGACTGGACGCTGCCACAGGCTCAGATGTGGAATTGCTACGGCCGGGACTTCTCGCTCTTGAGCTACACGTTCCTGACCGGGCTGCAGGCGCGCAGCACGGCCGGCATATTGTGTGACTACCTCTTCACGGCGGTGCCCATCGGCGACGGCTACAGCGAACACCCGAGCCAGAGCAAAGAGTTCATGTTCATGCGGACAAAAGGTGAACGCTTGTTGATCCTGCCGACCAACAAGCTGCGCTTCATCGACAAGAGCTTCACCGTCGAGGGCGAGCGGCCGAGGCTGAAGCTGTCCGACACGGTGTGGAGCTGCGAGGAGCAGTGACGCCCGCCGGCAAGCTGCAGGAGCACCTGAAGTACGTCGTGAACCACAGCGGCGGGCAGTACCGCAAGACGCGCTGGGAAGGCCGCAGGGGCTGCCCTGACTGCTTCATCTGGTGGGAGTGGCCGCGCGCCGCCTTCATCGAGATCAAGGCGGACGGCGACCGTCTCAGCGGCCACCAGCAGCGCGAGATCGAGCGCATGCGCGGCGACGGCGTGCCGGTCTTCATCGCCCGGTCGATTGAGGACATCGACGAGATCGTGAAAAAAGTCAGGGAGGGGGGTTGCAATGCCTGATTGCATGTGCCATATGCTGTGTATCAGCAACGCAAACAGGAGTTACCCAAATGGCACTTTCTTTTCGAGTTCGCGACGATCTGGTCGATCTGGGTCGTGATGAAGACGGTTCGGTTATCGTGGGTCGTTCGTTTTACATAGTGGCCGAGGATGAAGCCGGTCATCGTTGGGCGCATGCGCATTCGTTTCTGGATCACGCCAAGCGTTACGACGAAGAAGAAGGCGCGTATTGGGCCCGTCGTTGGAACAACGAAGCTCAAGACGCAGTCGTTGCTCTTCTAGCTCGTATCGAAGCTCACGTTGCCGCCGGTGGCGCTCTTAACGAAGCTCATTGGGACGAGATCGATCCGGCTTACGGTTCGGCGGCTTATCAGGAGCTGGACGCCGTCGGTTATTGGGCCGCTCGTGAGCGTCACGAGGCTCGTCAGGCCGGTGAAGCGGTTCCTTTCGATCAGGTCTACGATTATCATTTCGCTTGAGAGGAAGGCACGTGACCCTGCGCGTGGCGACGCTGCCGGAAGCCAAGGCTTGGTTCGCCCAGTACCACTACACGGGTACTGCGGCGGGCCACCGCTTCTACGCGTGGATCGGAGACGACGCGGTTGAAGGCCTTGTCGGCTTCGGGCGCGGCGGCAACCGTTTCGGCGTGGCTGACAAGTTCGGCCTCAACGCGTGGACCGGCGGCCTTGAGATCACGCGCGTGGCTTGCCACCCTGACGCCCCGAGGAACACCGCCTCGAAGATGGTCGCCGCCGCCCTGCGCCAGCTTGCGGCAGACGGGGAGCAGTGGGTCTTCACTTATGCGGACACCGCCCACGGCCACCACGGCGGCATCTATCAGGCGCTCAACGCCGTGTACGTCGGCACCGACGCCAAGCAGTGGGTCAACTTCGAGCTGGACGGCCTCCGCGTCGCCAAGCGCGCCGTCAGCGGCCGCTTCGGCCACACGCGCTGGCCCGAGGTTCGCGACCTCGCGGCCGAGGCCGGGCACGTCCTGTGCAAGGTGGCGTGGTGCCCGAAGCATACCTACGTGCTGCCGATCACGGGCGACCGCAAAGCGCTCCGCGCGATACGGGCCGCGCTGCAGCCGCTCGCGCTGCCGTACCCGAAGCCGGGGCAGCCCGTGGTGCCGACGCCCTACCGCAACCAT